AATATGTCTAAAGAGGAGTTCTTTAATTTAATGAATACTCATAATATAGATTTAAGCAATAATGACAGCATAGATCCTGCAGGTGGTAGTGGTTTAGCAAGTTATATTGAAGAATCTAAAGTTCGTAAAGTAATCAACACTTTAATTAAACAAGAACTAATCTCAGAAAATAAAAAATATCGAACAACTATTAAAGAGATTGAAAAGGCATCTAAATTAGCTGAACTCACAACTAAGATGGAAGCTTTAGATAAAGCAATAGAAGAAAAAAATTCACGACTAAACTCAATTGAGGAAAGTGAAGAAATGAAAGAGTTAGTTGATAATAAAGCAATGAAAGAACTTAAAAAAGAGGTTAAACTTCTTGAAAAATATAAAGGTAAAGTTTTGAAAATGTATGAAAAACTTACCAAAACTAAAAAGAAAGAAATCATTGATGAAGATAAGTCAATTAATGAAGAATTACCTGCTGATTCAAAAGAAACAGTTAATAATATGAATGCTGCTAAAGATGCAGCTGGGGAATTTGCTGATGAATTAGAAAGAGCAGATAAGGCCCTTGAAGAAGATAAAAATATGCCTAGTGAAGCTGAAGCAAGAAAAATTATGGCTAAATTAGAATCTTATCTTAGTATAGTTGATAGTGCAGAAGAAGCAGTTGAACTCTATATGCAAAACTATCCTGAGGATAAAAAACATGAGGATGAAGAATATGAACGTGTATTATTACGCATAGCAAAAGCAGTTTTTGATGAAGAAGTAGATTATGGTAATGAAGAAGTAGATTATGATAATTAATATTCCCCTATAATGAATAAACAAGTATTAATAGAAACCCAAAACTTTACAACATCAACTGTATCTTTAACTGAAGGTAAAATATCCGAAAGGGGTAATCCTACTGTTGAGGGTCTTTTAGCTACTGCTGAAGTTAAAAATGGTAATGGGAGATACTACTCAGAACAACTTTGGAGGAGAGAGATAGACAAATACATGGAGTCTGTTAAAGAAAACAGAGCTTTAGGAGAATTAGACCACCCCGAATCTTCAATTATTAATCTAAAAAACGTTTCTCATAATATTACAGATATTTGGTGGAATGGAAATAAAATAATGGGTAAAATAGAAATTTTACCTACCCCTTCAGGAAACATCCTTAAATCACTACTTGATAGTGGTATTATGGTTGGTGTATCATCTCGAGGAATGGGTTCATTGAAAGAAAGTGATGGTGTATTAGAAGTACAAGATGACTTTGATTTGCTATGTTGGGATTTTGTTTCAACACCTTCAAATCCAGGATCATGGATGTCACCCCTTAAAGAAGGAATAGATTATTCAAACCTTCCACATCCATACAAAAATGTACAAAATATTATAACAGATATTTTATGCTCACAAGATAGATGTCCTATATTCTAAACAAATTATACTTTTAGTAATAAAATTAGGTTGAACATTGTTCAACCTTTTTTGTTCTTAAATAACTTTGGTGTATTTATCACATGAATATGCTATCCCTTATATAGCATGAAAATCAATTAATTTTTATTACGTTTCTAAATAAACGTATTTCCCAAACAAAATAAAATTTTAGGAAAAATGGCAACAAACAGAGACTTGCTTAAAGAAGCAATCGCAGATGCTAAAGCTGTAAAAGAAATGGCTATCGCAAATGCAAAATTAGCTCTAGAAGAATCCTTTACCCCACATCTAAAATCTATGCTATCTACTAAACTTCAAGAAATGGAAGAAGTAGAAGAAGAAGTAGAAGAAGGTCAAATGGCAATGTATGATGAAGATTATACTATGACAGAAAAAGAAGATTTAGAAGAGTTGGATCTTGAAGAATTACTTTCAGAACTAAACGAAGAAGAAGATGAAGAAGACATGGAAGAAGAAGCTGAAGAAGCTGATGAAGACATGGAATCAGAAACTGAGGCAGAATCAATGGATTTGGAAGATATGTCTGAAGAAGATCTAAAATCATTCATTGAAGATGTAATCGCTGATATGGTCGAAGCTGGTGAATTAGAAGCTGGTGAAGAAATGGAAAGTGAAGACATGGAAGATGAAGACATGGAAGACATGGAAGACGGTGGAATGGAAACAGAAGAAGAAGAAGACGTTAATATCGATGAACTTCTAGCTGAAATTGATTCTATGGATGAAATGGTTGAAGAGGGAGAAGAGTTAGAAGAAATCTTTGGTATATTTAAAAAGTCAGAAAAAGAAGGAGTAGAATCCGGAACAAAAACTTTAAGAGACTTTTATGAAATAAACAAAGGAGAAATTGATAGAGTTGCTAATCTTGGATCTGGGGGTGAAAAAGATAAAGGAGAGCTGAAAATTGTTAATAAATGGATAGCCTATGGAATGCCAAAAATGACAACGGGAGCTTGGCGTTCAGATAACAGTTTACTACAGAAACAAATGAATCTTTCAAGTAAAGAAGGAAACGTAGGAAGTGCTGCAGGAGGAATGTTTGAAGAATCTAAAACCACAGAACTTGATGAAGCTTATTCAACTATTAAAACTCTTCGTTCTGAATTAAATGAAATTAATTTGTTAAACGCTAAATTGCTTTATACAAATAAAATTTTCAAAGGTAAAAACTTGACTGAAAGTCAAAAGGTAGAAGTACTAGAAAATTTCGATAAAACTACTACAGTTAAAGAAGTTAAACTTGTTTATGAAACTCTACTTGGAGCAATCAAAACAAAGAAAAACCGAATTTCTGAAAACTTAGGAAGTGCATCAAAATCTATGGGTACAACTAAAAAACCAATTATTGAGGCTAACGATGCATTCTCACGTATGAGAGAAATAGCATTTTATAGCACTAAACATTAACTTTTAAAAAACAAAACAAAAAATGTCAAATTTAAATTCACTTTTAAAAAGCTCTGCAGACGGATGGAAAAACATGCAGAACGAAGGTGCTCGAATTTCGAGTAAGTGGGGAAAAACAGGTTTGTTAGAAGGTCTAGATAACGAGATCGACAAAAACAGCATGGCCCTAATCCTTGAAAATCAAGCAAAACAATTAGTAACAGAAGCATCTGCTACTGACCAAGGTGGTGGAAGTTTCACTGCTGGAAATGGTGGACAATGGGCCGGAGTTGCTCTTCCACTAGTACGTAAAGTATTTGGATCTCTTTCAACAAAAGAATTCATGTCTGTACAACCAATGAACTTACCCTCAGGTCTAGTATTTTTCTTGGATTTCCAATATGGAGATACAAAACAATTAAACTTCGGTGGTAGTGATACAGTTTATGGAGCTAACGCTTCATTATATGGTGACACTAGCCCTGCTGCAGGTGCTGATGCTAACGGCGGTCTTTATGGCGCTGGTAGATTTGGTTACTCAATCAACCAATTCTCAGCTTCAGTTGCTAATGCTAATCTTACAGTAAGTACAGGATCTTGGGCTGATTTAGACTACACAGCTGAACTTTCAGCTTCTGCTGCTGCAGGAGGATTTACTAAAGTTGCTGTTACTCTTGCATCAATGACTCGCCCAGACGAAAAAGGTGTTAGAGCATTTGCTTTAACTTCAGGTTCAGCTACAATGGCCGCTGCAACTGCAACTGCTGATTTACCTCAATATACTTCTACTGACGGAACAAGCGTATTCTTCTTATTTACAGGTGCTGTTGATTCAGCAGGTGTTCCAAAAGATGGAGTAGATACTAACGTTGTATATTACAACCAACAACCAGTTGACAACAACAGAGGTGATTTCGAAGATGCTGAAGGTGCAGGTCGCCCGAATGCTAATTCTACCGCTGCTGATGCTCTTGCTATCCCAGAAATCAATGTTAAATTGAAATCTGAAGCAATTGTTGCAAAAACTCGTAAATTAAAAGCACAATGGACTCCGGAATTCGCACAGGATCTTAATGCTTACCAATCACTTGACGCTGAAGCTGAATTAACTTCTATCATGAGTGAGTATATCTCATTAGAGATTGATCTCGAAAACCTTGATATGTTGATCCAAGATGCATCTGCTGCAGATGAGTACTGGTCAG